AGCCGATACAACGGATGGTCGTGAGCCATAGCCTTGCCGCCGCTGTCCGTGTATTTGTATAGGTGCAGCGGCAGCCCCGCCACAGCCTCCGACAGGATGCGGACGCAGGAATACACGGCGGTCATTTGCATGGCGGAGCGTTCCGTTACCGCCTTGCCGGAGGTTGTGCCGCCGAAGAAAAAGGCGTAGTTGCTGCCTGCCGTGCGGTTTTGAGGCTTGTCCCTGGATTTGAAAAGGCCTGAAAAGATACCCACCTAAATCACTCTCCTTCAAAATAGGCATAAGAAAAGCACCTGCCCGTAGACAGATGCTTTGAATCTTCAATTGTATCTATTTGCAAGTCTGAAAGCGTTCTGTTTAAGGAGGTTTCTGACTTAAACTGCAAAAACTTTTGATTTCGCTCCGAAAATGCAGCGCTTATTCACTGAGCAGCCAGTCTATGAGGTTCTCAGATTTGATTCCATCATAGGAAGTATCAAGACCCGGTTCAAGAGACAACACGATTTTTTCGTAGTTGTCACGGATGCTTTGCAGCGGTGCAAGTTCCCGCTTGCGTACATCTTCGCTCATCATTGACTCCGTTACTTGGATATACTTTTTCTCATCGGCGGTCGTTGCAATGAAGTCAACCTCCGCATTGCCGATTTTGCCGATCGCTACATCATAGCCGCGGCGAAGCAGTTCAAAGTAAACGACATTCTCAATGGCATGACCACTGTCACGATTGCGGAAACCAAGCAGATAATTGCGAAGTCCGATGTCGACGATATAATACTTTCCGAGCGTGCGGAGATAGGCTTTTCCCTTGATGTCAAAGCGCTTGATCTCGTAGAAGAAGTAACTCTCCAGAAGCGCATTCACATATGCCTGGACGGTATGGGCACTGGGTGCGCCTTTGCGTTTTCCATCGTCCAGAAGTCCTTCGTTGACCAGTGTGTTGCCGATGGAGGCAATAGAAACACTGGAGCCGATATTATCCGCAAGAAATAGAATGATCTTGCGCAGCAGCGTAGGGTCTGTGATCTGCTTTTGACCTCTGCGCTTTTCCCGTTCCAGAATGTCGCGAACCACGACTGTGGAATAGATACCGTCGAGAAGCGACAGTGCTTTTTCTTGCTCCAGTCCGACATCAGCGATGCCGGGCATGCCGCCGAAGCGCATATAGGCATCGAAAACTTCTCGCAGCTCATAGCGCTCACTGTTTTTATCGAATACCTGCTTGCGAAGTCCACCAAGGGCACTTTGCGTTTCGCGAACCTCGAAACCGTGAAAATCGAGGAACTCACGGAAAGAGAGCGGCAGCATTTTGATTTCGACGCACCTCCCGGAGAGATAGGTGGAATACTCCGAGGAAAGAAGATAGGCATTCGACCCGGTAACATAGATGTCGCAGTCAAAATCCACACGGAAGGCATTTATAGCATCCTCCCATGCTTCGATCCGCTGCAGCTCATCAAAGAAAAGGTACATCCGCTTTCCGAGGACAATGCGCTCTTTCACATAGCGGTAAATATCATCGGCGCTCATCCCTCGGAAATCGAAGGATTCAAAATTCATCTCAATGATCTGCTCCGGCTGAATACCGGTATCTTTCAAATGCTGAACCATCAGCTTTAACAGGCTGGACTTGCCGCAGCGGCGAATGCCGGTGATTACCTTGACCGGCTCCGTATCCTGAAAGCCGATCAGTTTATTCAAATAGCCGTCACGCCGCCTGAGTTCATGGGAATCTATCATGTTTTCACACCTCCTGCGCTATTAGTATAGCATAAATCGGCGAGAAAATCAAGTAAATGCACCATAGTGCAAAAATTTTTTATATTCGACTAATTTTGCAGGGTTAAATGAACAACAGCCCACGGCTATCATAGACCGAAGCTCCGTTATCGTTTCCACAGCGGATGGCACGGTCAAGTGCCATGATCGTTGCCACGGCACCGTCGATCTTCTCTGTGGATTTTTCCTTGTCAGGTTTGATGTTACCGGCAGGGTCTGTGCGGATGAAAATATTGTCCATCATCCAGCGCAGGACCGGATGCCCGCCGTGGGCGATGCGCTGTTCCAGCACCAGCTTCATCAGTTCCTTTGTGGGTGGGGACATATCCTTGAACCCCTGTCCAAAAGGAACGACCGCGAAGCCCATGCCCTCAAGGTTCTGCACCATCTGCACAGCACCCCAACGGTCAAAGGCGATCTCCCGAATATTGAAACGATCACCCAGGCTTTCGATGAATTTCTCGATATAGCCATAGTGAACGACATTGCCTTCCGTGGTCTGCAAAAAGCTCTGCCGCTCCCACACATCGTATGGCACATGGTCGCGCCGGACTCGGAGTTCCAGGTTGTCCTCCGGTATCCAGAAGTACGGCAGGATGATGTACTTGTCATTCTCATCTTCCGGTGGGAACACCAGGACGAATGCCGTAATGTCCGTTGTGGAGGACAAGTCCAGACCGCCGTAGCAGACACGACCTTCCAGATCGTCCTCGCTGACGGCAAACTCGCAATTGTCCCACTTGTCCATCGGCATCCAGCGCACCGCCTGTTTGACCCATTGGTTGAGACGAAGCTGCCGGAAGGAGTTCTCCTCGCCGGGGTTCTGCTTTGCCGACTCGCAGGCATCCTTGACCTTATCGATGCCGACCGTGATGCCGAGGGACGGATTGGCCTTCTTCCATACCTTCGGGTCCGTCCAATCATCCGATTCCTCCGCACCGTAGATAACGGGATAGAAGGTGTGGTCGATTTTGCGACCCTCGATGATGTCCTTCGCCTTCTGGTGGATCTCATAGCAGATGGACTTTGTATCGTTGCCGGCCGTGGTGATGAGGAAATACAGTGGCTGCATACGGGCATCGCCGGAGCCTTTGGTCATAACATCAAAGAGCTTGCGGTTCGGCTGGGTGTGCAGCTCGTCGAACACCACGCCGTGGGTATTGAAACCATGCTTGTTGCCCACATCTGCAGAGAGCACCTGGTAGATACTGCCCGTTGGCTGATAAATGAGCCGTTTCTGGGAATCCAGTATCTTGACCCGCTTGGAGAGTGCCGGACACATTCGCACCATGTCTGCCGCCACATTGAACACGATGGATGCCTGCTGGCGGTCAGCGGCACAGCCATAGACTTCCGCTCGTTCCTCTCCGTCACCGCAGGTAAGCAGGAGCGCCACAGCGGCGGCAAGCTCGGATTTGCCCTGCTTTTTCGGAATTTCGATGTATGCAGTGTTGAACTGCCGATAGCCGTTTGGCTTGAGAACACCGAAAATGTCCCGGATGATCTGCTCCTGCCAGTCAATAAGCTCGAAGGGCTTTCTCGACCAGGTGCCTTTGGTGTGGCACAGACACTCGATGAAATTTACAGCATAATCCGCAGCGTCCTTATCGTAAACGGAGTCCTTGGCTTTGAATGCCGTGGGCTTATATTTCTTCAGCTTTCGCAAGTCATCACCTCCGATGGGCATAAAAAATGACCTGCCATCAGGCAAGCCGTCCTATCGTTCTATACGAGAGACAGAGCCTTGCGGCTCCGCTCTTCGGGTATTCCCGACTCAGTTGTAGTTTTCCAGAAGGATGCAGTAGGCCATCCGGGTCGGCATATCGTCCTCGGCGGGCTCAACATCCCAGCCCCTGTCGTAGTTGGCGGTGATGACACCGTCCACCTTAATCATGAGCTTGCTGATTCTGCCACCGTTGATGCCGTAGGTCTCGCTGGGCTCCTCGTAGTGCTTGACCCAGTAATGGCAAACTGTGTTTTTACCCTTGTCCTTCGCGTCCGGGATTCTGATGGTTCCTTCGCTCCACATGGTTCAGCCCTCCTCAGTTCTCAGCCTTGAGGACGTCCACCAGCCATTCGGCTTCCTTGTGGTACTCGCCGGTGGTCTTCTCCAGAACGCTGCTGTCCTCGTCGATGTAGTGCAAGTGCTTGCCGACCTTAACGAATCGGGCATCTTCGTAGCCTTCGAGGTCGGTGCGGTAGACCCTCGCGCTGCGGCTCTCGCCGTCGTAGCTCTTGCCGTCCCAGCCGTTGAAGGTGAACCGGACGCTCTCGCGGGTCTTGATGAAGTGCGCCTCGAAATCGGCTCTGGTAATCGCGGTGTTGTACTCCCGCAGGCTGAAGGCGTTTCTCATCTGGTAAAGGTTTTTCATGTTCGTGTCCTCCGTATTTGTGGTGTTTTCCCTTTCGGTGACTGTATATTAGCTCTAAAAGCACATAATAGCAAGTCAATTATCGATAATATACTGAATAAATATTGTGGAGAAATATTATGTACTATACGACCAAAAGAGCCTTCCGGCTCTCTTGGCGGCAGGGCTTACTCTTCGCCGTACAGGATGAAGTGAACGTACTCTTTGCGGTGCTCCTCCAAGTAGTAGACCAGCTCGTGGAAGTCCCGGTCAAAGGCGAGGCGCTGCACCATCGGGATATCGAACATGTTGGTCAGGCCGGTGTCCCGAATGGCTAGAATCTGTTCCCGGATGGTCTCAGTCATCGGAATCCACCGCCTTTACACTTTCTCCATCAATAACGACAAGAATTCCTGTGGCATCTACGTTTTCAATTCCGGTCGAGCGTTTTTCATGACGAACGAACATCTGATGCCCGACTATTATGCACCCAGCTTCTTCAAAGAGGTAGGTGTATCTTTTGTTGCTAAAAGCTGAGTCGGTGACTAGGATTGCTTCAATTCTTGCCTCGCGGAGGGTTTCTATGAAATCTGGAAAATCTTTCTCCCACGGCAAGTCTCTGCATTCGACGATTTCCAGCCCATTAGCCTTGCTTTCCTTCCAAGCGTTGTAAGCTGTAGTCTGCCCGCGTGAAAACGGAAATGGGAAATGCTGTTCTCGTTTCTCCCATTCGATGAGAGCTGCCTCGCTATCCTTTTGTCGAAGCAGCCTTTCCCGCTCTCTTACACGCTGTTCTCTGGCAATCTGGTATCCGATACCAATATCGTGCATCATACCAAAGTAGCCATCCGTATATTCACTAATCATTCCTCCACACCAGCTTTCCCGGATTTGAAGGCGCTGGAGCCGGAGAGGTTCCGGAGCAGGATTTTCCGGTCGGTCTTGTACGCATCCCCGATGAAGCCCAGCCGGAGCAAGAAGCAGCGGAAAGCGTACTTCTCATTGTCTACCGGCTTTTCCTTGGCAGTGATGCGCTTGGCATCCTTGGATATCCGGCAGAGCGCGGCAATGAAGTGGGTGTAGGCGGTGGCTTCCTCCGGCTGCGGCTCGGCGAACCATGGGAAGGCGACGCGGTCTTCCTGAAGCTCAAAGCGCAGGTCGTCGATGCCGAGCGCCTTCTTGATGAGGCTGCCCTTGGCGTCCAGCAGCTTGGTCAGGTTCCTGACCTGAACCTTGTCGAGCGGAACCGCAATCGTGAGGCCCACGTTTTCCTCCTGGGCCGCTTCCTCCGGCTCCTCGGTCGTTTCCACCGGTACCTCGCGAGCGAAGCCCGCAGCCGCGATGCCCTCCAGCACTCGCTCGACCTCCTCGCTGTCGGCGCGGTCGTCAAAAAGCAGGGTGCCGTCCTTGGTAACGGTGAAGTAGTCGATTTCATAATTGCAGGTGGGCATGAATTTGTAGACTGCCTTGGCTCCAGTGATGCCGGAGATGGCTTTGACCAGCTCCTTGCGCCGGTCGCCGGTTACGTTGTACCTGATTTTCATGGTGAAATCCTCCTGTGTATGTTTTCCCCGTTCAGGGTAGTCACATATTCGCTCTACAGACACAGAATAGCAAGTCAATTCTGGAGCATAAATCTGACAAAGATGTGCCTCAGAACGTGCGTAATAGTGACAATCAGGAGGCTGGCTCGACGGCCTTCACCAGCGCCTTGTAGGGCAGCTTTTTGCCGTCGCGGATGACGTAGACGCCATCAGCATCTCCGGTGTCATCTACATATCTGCGAAGGATGACAGAGGCGTACTTTTCGTCGAGCTCCATCGTGCAGCAGGTGCGGTTTATCTGCTCACAAGCCATGAGCGTAGAACCGCTGCCGCCGAAGGTGTCGATGACGATGGCGTTTTCCTGTGTGGAGTTCCCGATAGGATAGCCCAGCAGGTCGAGCGGCTTGCTGGTCGGGTGGTTTGCGTTCCGCTTGGGCTTGGCAAAACTCCAGATGGTAGTCTGCTTCCGGTCGGAGTACCACGGGTGCTTTCCGTTCTGCATGAAGCCATAAAGCACCGGCTCATGCTGCCACTGGTAATCCGAGCGCCCCAGAACCAGCGAATCCTTCACCCAGATACAGCATCCGGCGAGATGGAAACCAGCGTCGATGAAAGCCCTGCGGAAGTTAAGGCCCTCGGTATCTGCGTGAAAAACGTAGGCGGCACCACCTTTTTCGAGGTGGTCGGCCATGTTCTTGAAGGAGTCGAGCAGGAAATGGTAGAATTCCTCGTCCTTCATGGAGTCATTCTGAATGGTCAAGCCGCTGGAGCTTTTAAAGGAAATGCCATAGGGCGGGTCGGTCAGGATGAGATTCGCTTTCCGGCCATCCATGAGCGCTGCCACATCCTCGGCGCTGGTGGCGTCACCGCACATGAGCCGGTGTCTGCCGACCGTCCATATATCGCCGCGCTCCACAAAGGCGGCCTTCTCCAGCGCGGCACTCAGGTCGTAATCATCATCTTCCGCGTCAGAATCGCTCCCGTTCTTGAACAGGTCAGCCAGTTCTTTCTCGTCAAAGCCGGTAAGGGAGACGTCAAAAGCCTCGCCCTGCAGCGCCTCGATTTCCACCCGGAGGAGTTCTTCGTCCCAGCCTGCGTCCATCGCCATGCGGTTATCGGCGAGGATGTAGGCTTTTTTCTGCGCCTCGGTCAGGTAATCCACAAAGACACAGGGCACCTCGGTGATGCCTTCCTCCTTGGCGGCAAGCAGACGACCGTGACCGGCGATGATGCCATAGTCACGGTCTATGACGATAGGGTTGATAAAGCCGAATTCCCGCAGCGAAGAGCGGAGCTTCATGACCTGCTCCGGCGAGTGCGTCCGAGCATTGTTGACATAGGGCACCAGTTTGCTGATGGGCACCAGCTGCATATCAGTCGTTGTTTTCATACGAGCCCCCATTCCGCGAACTTCTCAAAACCGCCGACAGAACGGATAGAGTTTCAACAGATTTCGATGATTTCCGAATATGGCCTGCCGTCCACCGTATCGTCCCCGATGACGCAGCAGAACTCCACGGGCTGGCCGGTCTCCTGCGCTTTGAGGAAGGCATAGACGTTCACGGATACATCCGCTTTCGAGAGGTCTTTCCCATGCAGGCCGCCGCCAGTGATGCCGTCCGCCATATCGGGGCCCAGCTTGCGGTTGGTCGCGCCGGAATCCACATCTGTGCCGCCCGTCCAATCGCCCAGCGGATTGACCTCGGCACCGGGATACAGCTCCCGAAGCTCGTCCGAGGGAGCGTTGCTCTGACAGAGGATGAGCCGGTCACCATCCAGAATATACTTCCCATCAGTGGGGTATCTCTCGTAGATGGAGCGAGCGATGCCGGAGAGCTCCTGCTGCTCAGGTGTGATACACATTCCTTTGAAGATACCGTTGTCGCCGCAGCGAAAACCGTCACGCTGGTTGTTGGAGAGATGCACATCCTGAGCGACCTCGGTGTAATCAAGTGCGAGGTTACCGGCAATGCGGTGGACGATGCCTTCGATGTCCTCAGCGGACAGATGCGTAGATGTCTCTGCGATGATGTGGCAAACATGATGACCGAGCAGGACTTCAACTGCGATGCGCGGGTCGGGCTCCTGCGAATAGGCAAGGTCGACCAGGGCTCCGGCGATGCGGTCTGCGATTTTATCCGGATGGGCCGGATTCACTTTTTCATACA